ATACCACTCGCGGTTCCTACATTCAGACTCCTGACAGTTCCATATTGCTTAATATACAAGATGTGATCACAGATGTCAAGGATTTCTGTTGGTAGACCTACTTGTTCTTGACCGAATGCTAGAACATAATGCGTATTTGTGTTCCATTCAAAAGTATCAATCGCCGTAGCACCTGGAACATTATCTATGCCGATTACCTTTACTGTACCGTAGGTTTGACGAAGAACCTTGATTCTATCGTCCAGTTCAGGAAAGGTCTTGGTATGTAAAAAATTAGTATAATGATGAGTTCCAACAGTGCCACGGCGATCATACTGCTTTGATCCATAGAGGATCACTTGCTTCGCAAGGAACGCATTAGCATTACGAATGACTGTAGCAATGTTGAAATCATTGTAAAGATTGCTGCAAACAACGGTAAAATTATTCCGTTTTGCATCAAGATCCGCAATGATCGCTTCGTGCGTCCAGTAATGGTAGTGATCAATGATGTTCCTCGTTTCCATGCGTGTATTATAACAGAAAACTTTACTTTGTCAATGCCCTACGCTTGAGTTCTGCGTTGATTTCTTCCAAATCTTTTTTGGATTCGATCATTTTGTTCTTGAACATTTTACGATCTTTATACATGGTATCCATAAGTTCAGGAAGGAATCCACGAACATCTTTTCTATAAGTAGTTCCATTTGCAGCAACAGAGAGATTCTTTTCTTTAGATTCTGCCAAGAACTTTGTCGCAACAGGACCATTTCTGAGAATAGCATCGGGAGAGACAACTCCACGCATTCCATCATCTGTTCTTGTTTCGGGAGAAATATTATATTGCATGATGAGATGCGGATATAGTGAATTCAAGTCAAATGAAACAACCCATTCGTGCATACCGACGAGAGGTTCCTTTACATATGCACCAGCATATTGTTCATTCTTCTTTCCCTTCTTCTTCGGAGGAATCACTATGTTCTTGTTGCTGAGATAATTATAGATGATTACATCCCATGTACGAACCTGAGAGAATACATCCTGGAAATTAACTCCTGCCGAATACGCAAGCGCAACTGAGAGTTCAATGAGTTTTAGTTTCTCTTCCAACTTCTGTACGAGTTCAACATCTCGAATGTTATATTGAATGAATTTCTGGAAGTCCTTCTTATAGAACTCAGTCAAACTCTCATATTCATCATATGCCAATTTACGCTGACCAAGTTCAACATATGCAATATGGTCTAGGCGATATGATTCCTGATTGGTATAGGTGAATGTCTTATAAACCTCAAAATAATCAAGCATGGAAATGCCAACGATATCATACATCAACTCTTCCCTACCATTGCGAGTGATGAACTTCTCCTTGAGAATTCCCCATGGAGAAAGAATCTTTGCAGCTTTATTTCCCAAGACTTTCTTCGTTCGCTTGATGAGATATGGAAAGTCAAAGAATCTAATGTTCCAACCACTCACAATGTCTGGATAATTCTTTGCAAAGTATTCAAGGAATTCTTTGAGTAGCTTCTCTTCCTCCATATATTCAAAGACTTTTATGTCTTCATTAGTCTTGAATGTTCCAAGACAGAAAGTTGCTTTTCCGTGTTTGGTGGATGAAATTGTGATTGCAATGATTTCTTCTTCAGGATCTTCAATAGAAGGCCAACCCTTCTCTGAAGTAGTCTCAATGTCTATGTACATGATGTCTATCTGAGAAAAATCATATGAGATATTTGTTCCATATTTCTTGTTTATGAACTTATATTCTGGTTGAATATCTCCATGAATCTCGAAGTTTGGAACATCGGAATAACTCTTGATGAATTCCTTGTAGTCTTGAAATGTCCCAAAGAACATCTCCGACATATATTTTCCATCAATGGATTTGTACTTCGTTGGTTTGTTTGATGGCAAAAATACAGATGGTTTATAATCAATTCTAGTGAATGTCTTGCTTCCATCTGAATTTCTTTCAGCAACAAGCATACATTCAAAATTATAAAAAATATTGGTGTAGAATTTCATGAGTTTGGTTCCAGACAACAATTATCAAAACAAGGTTGCTCTATTATAGCAGGTTTCTGTGCTTTTGTAAAGTCTTTTGCTGTGATATTGTTCTGATGTCCCTCGAACTTCGTACCATCCTTGTGCTGTCCGCGAAGGTAATCTCGCTCACCCCTGTTTCCATTGGTATCAAGTGTCTTGTTGTATTTCATACGAGATCCAGCCCATTCGTGATACTTCACGAATATCTCTGGATTTTCAACTATTTCCTTTACCTCTGGTTCCCACTTCTCAAGATATCCTCGTTCAAACGGAAAGAAGGAACAGATCGGTTCACCTTCTTCAAATACAACTTCAAAGTTTGGTTCCGTGATCTTCCAGTTCATGGTGAATGTAAATGGCAACCAATCGGTTTCCACAACACCTTCAAGTGCAGTCACTCCTCGCTTTGGATTATTTGCTGGTCCTTTCACATAAAGATTGTGATTAGACTCAGTGCGAATGAGAAATCCAAGATTGAATGTAACTACACCAGAACCAAAATGGGATTGTGCCAGATGTTTTCCAGTTGGATCATTTACAACAAGATCCTTGATTTCCTTTCCACCATTCCATGTAACAGAAAAGCGATGTGGATTAAGAACATTCCATCCAAATCCATTTGCAACAGTGAGTGGAAGACAACGATATGCAAATGCATTATGAGTATCATCCATCCACTTTCTTTTCTTACTCGGTATTTCTATAGAAAGGGGATTGTAGATCGTATATGCTGTAATTTTCATTTTGTATAGAGGTATGCTGCGAGTAGAACGGAATAATTGATCATGTCCACCAATGTATCGTGAACAGTCTCATCATCAACGCTCAGTTTACCACTGTTTGAATAAGTCGCAAGTCTAGACATCTTATCAGTCATCCGAACAAGAAATGCTTGTTCTGTAGAACAAACACCCATTGCTTCAGCACGGCGAAAGTTTGCAAATGGATCTGTCCCACCACCAGCATAATCCGCATTCTTTTTCTTCATCAATTCCAGAGCGGAAACACACATATCTTCATGTAATTTAAAAAGTTCATCACGGGTCATATTATTCTCCGAATAGTCCCTCTAGTGTAGTTGTTTTCATGGAAAGGTCAAATCCATTCTTTGAAAAACACCAAATATTCTCAATGAATGTAGTGCTTAGATGCTTCTTGAGATCATTGCTATCTATATTCTTTGGTCGCTGCTTGATACGCATTCCAACCTGTCCATCAAACTTACCACCAAGTGAAATGATATGATCCACCATCTGATCACATGTGTAATATCTCTTTGAACCAATCTTTGGATCCATGATATTGATCATCATTATTCCAGTATCTGTCAGAGATTCATAGCAAGCAGTGATGACTGGTTGGTAGAATTTGCTCCACCAATTGTCATATTGTTGATATCGCATCCATGATTGTTTCCAATCATCTCCACCTTCATCATAAAGTTCTGTTGCAAAATATGGAGGAGAAGTAAAGATACAATCATACTTCTCCTGCTTTATGATATGCAGGATATCTTCAGCAGGTGCATTATATGCAACTACTTCCTTTCCAGAACTACCGATGCATCTAAATGCATCATAGATGTGATCCTTTACCTTAACTTGGAATGTCTTGATCTTTGGTTCCTGATCGCTGAGTATCTTCTCATATGCAATACATTGTTCCTTATAGACACGGAACACGCTTGGATTTGGATCAGTGCCAGTATATTTCATGGCAGATGAAGTATAGAATCCAGCAAGACGATCACCCCAACCCATGCTGAAATCCAATACTGATTTTACATCAGATGTAATTCGTGAAAATGCAAAATCATATACAGTCTTTGCAACATGAGGTTTGAATTGAGTCGCTACATATGCACCAAGTCTGAACGAACCACGAATCTTGTTTTGATTGATTCCACGATCCTCCATCCTCCAGAATGTCCAATTCATCTTTTGAAGAAGATCTGGAGAATACCAATATTCATTTGGTGAAACAAATCCATGTGAACCACAATCATATCTGTTTCGCTGTTGAAAGAAATTGCTGATGTCATTATGATAATGTCCATATGATATCACGAACTTACCATGATTGGAATATGGATACTTGTAATCCTTGTATTTCTCAACAACTTCGCCAGCATCATTCATGATGAAATTGGTGAAATATGTCTTTTGCAGATCATAGAATTTTGTCTGCACATCCTCGTATGGTATCTTTCTAAATGGAAACATGACAGCATAACGGGAAATATATTCCGCTAAACCATCCTTTATTTCTTGTTTTGAAAACTTAGAGTTTATTTCATCCCAATCTTTTCCACCAACGATTGGAATTCCATCAGCATCAGCAAATTTATAAAGAAAATTTACTACATCATCTAAAGTATTTGTGTTTGACATTATGTTCCTGTGGACCCAAATCCACCATTTCTATTGCTTTTAGAATTTGGTCTATCCTGAATATATTGTAGAATTGCTCTATTATTGAATACCAGTTCTGCTTGCGATATTCTATCTCCATTATGTATTCTTATCTTTTTAAGAGAATTATTATAAACAGGAACAAATACCTGCTCAACATAATCACAATCTATTATACCAACAGAGTTTATGAGATTCAAGCCCTGTTTGGTTGAAAGTCCAGAACGAGCATATAATCTCACAGAACAACTAACAGGAATATCAAATATCAATCCTGTTGGAATCAATATTCTCCATTCTGGAGGAATATCAATAAAATTCTTACCGTCAACATTTTGTACAGTAAGCATTTCTATAGTATCATTTGATTTGCTATAACCCGTCACCGCAGATTGATATGGCAGATAAGCGGATATGTCAAAACATGCTGCGTGATTTGATCCATATAGTGGATCAGGAGCATCTTCATACATTTTGTAAATTTTTAATTCCATATTACCTTTCAAAGTTTTACGATTTGAATATTTGTTGCTTTTGTAAAATTTGTAACTGGGGTTGGTGCAGTATTTGTTATGAATGCTGTAGTAAGAGTAGTAGCAGTTGCACTTCCATGATTCTTACATCTAATACTAAAAGATTGTCCTGCATCCAATGCAATTATTGCTGTTCCATTTTGTGTTCCACTTATAGCTCCAGCAGCATTAGATGCCAATGGTGGACACAGAAGTGAGGTGAACCCATATACATTATCTGCTGCACCAGATCCAGTAAATGATTTTTGAATCCATGCACTTCTTACGATATTTCTACTATTATATGATTGAGTTGTTGTAAATCCATTCCAAGTGATCTGATATGTGATCAACAAATACATTGTACTTGTTGAAGTATTTGTAAATATACCACTACCATATGTTAATGTACTAGGTGTTGTTGCTGCAAAATCAGTGCTGCCAAACAAATGAGTTCCTTCTGGAGCAGCTGTTGTAAGAGTCAATACTTCAGTCGTGGATGCATATCGTGACATGACTCCTAAAGCGGTGCTTGAAGTCACAGATGTATCAACATATGTTTTCAATGCTTTTTGCGTTGGAATCTTATAATCAGAAGATGCAACTCCACCAAGATCAGTTGCAGTTGTCACCTCACAACCAAATGTTATTGCTTTACCTAAATTATTTCCAATATAAAATGAATAATTTCCTGCTGTCAGATTGACACCTAGTTCTCCAGCAGTAAGACCTAATGTTTGCGTGACAACTCCAGACTGATTTATCGTTTCCAAATAATCTACTGGTTTTGAAAGTCCTCTTTTAATTTTTAATATTGGATTTGCCATATCATGTCACCGATTCTGATAATTTTGCAATTTGAATACGAATACCTTTTGCACTCCCAATCACTGGATCATTTATTTCTTGATTTGTTCCACCAGTTCCAATGTCCAATAATTGATCAAATGATTTGATTTGATACACTAATTGCAATTCCCATTGTGTACCACTACTTACATATTTTGGTAGTCTAACACAAGCATTTCCAGAAATCAAGGTAGGAAGAGCAAATACTGGATTTGTATCTCCAATTATTGGTAACATTACTTGCATTCCATAATATGTTACATTTGTTGGATTATTAGTATCTATAACCCTAAGACCAGCAACTCTCCAAAATCCCAAATTTGTTCCTTCAGTTACAATAGCATTTGAACTTATAGAAGATACATGAAGACTATAATTTACATTTAAAAACATTTCAGTTTTTGATGTTTGAAAAAATCCACTGTATAGAGGAAAATTTGGATCCTGTATCTGAAGATTCATATTTGCAGTTTGTTGTATAACTGCACTACTGAGATCAATATTTTGAATAGATGTACCGACAGACGCTTGTTGCGCAGAAATTGTTGCAATTAATGTATTTTTATCAGTATTGCTCGGTATTGATGATACTTTATTAATAATATATTGTCTTGCTGCATTTTCAGTTGTGATTTTATTATCACTCGGATTCGTTGAACCAAGATTCACATCAGTGTCAACAGCAGCAGAAATAGGAACAGCAGCTCCAGTGTTGTTTCCAACATAAAGTCTGCTTGTTCCAAGATCTACACCAAGTTCACCAGTAGTAAGTTGAGTGGTTGGAGTAAAATTAGTATTTCTTTTTATCTTTACAGTAGGGTTTGGTTTTCTTGCCATAATATAAAAATTTCAATTTAATATGTTCCACAATCAATTATCGTGCCTTCAGAAAGTGTCTTGTTATATATTGTCTGCTGTGCAAGATCAACATATCCTGGAGTCGTACTGCTATCGGATGCTGCTGCTCTACCAATATCAACTACTTGTACAAACTTATTTGCTCCAGGATTACGAATGGAAATATTTCGTCCAACATCATCAGTTCCATTATACTTGATTCTCAATGCGTTTGCTTCAGAATCAAAACCAGTTGATGCAGAAACAGATGAGAATGTAATTCCTCTTGTAAAATCAATAACTGAACTAGATGCAACTGAACCAAAATTTACTTGTGCGACACTTCCAAGAGTAATAGTTCCTCTATTTGCAGAGTTTTGTGATGCATTTATTGTGGCATAACCACTAAGTTGAACATCAGTTGGATTAGTAGCAGCAGCACCAGTTCTAAGAGAAATTATAGTATTATCACTAGTAATACCTACATTATTGATTTCACTGAATTTAGCTGGTCCCAATCGTCCACCACTCACATAGGTGACAATATTGCCACCAGAACCTTGAGTTGTCAAGGTAGCATTCTGTACATACTTGTAGACACCTTCACTAGTATCAACGCCAACAAAATTGACTCTTCCTGTTTCAGATGTATCAGCAATAAATGAATGCAATGGTGAATATGGTATCTTATTATAAGTGTAAAGAAGAAGACCTCTATCTCCAGTATATCCAGATTGAGCAGTTGTCAATGCATTATATTGCTCGGAATAATTAGCTCCTGCATACGATACACCACCAACCCTGAGCAATCCACTTTCGGTTGAAAGATCTCTTACATTGAAGAATGCTGTACCACCATGCACATAGATGGATCCATTTACAACAAGATCACCAGTCAGTCCAAGATTTCCACCATTGAATACATTTGTAGAATTTCCAGGACCACCACCAGCATACAAGCAACCAGTTGTTGCATCAATGATCTCACCAGTAATCCAAAGATCTTTCTGAATAAATACAGAATCTCTTGCAACTATATCCGTATGGAATACTGCTGTACCGCGATGATTTTC